AGAAACTCCATATCTATCTTCTACCTTAAGATGTAGTGGTGCTTCTTCATAGAAAAATGCTTCTGCATCATCTACAAAGATTCCATCAGTTTCCTCAACAGTAGTTCCTGTAGTAGATCCAATACTTGCAATAATCTTCGCAGTTGGATAAATTTGTGGTTCTAATTGCTCTCTTGATTTTGAGATTAAATCTCCTTTAATCCAAACATCAGCCTTTTGCTTAGTCCAATCTAATGGTTTAGCATAGAATTCTGTTATTCCAACACCAGTATAAATTGTAGTTTCAACTAAATCAGATCCTAATATTGCTTTAACTGGTCTTGTAGTTTCTTGAGTCTCTGTAAATGGTTCTACATTTGGATCTAAGAAATCTGGATGCTTAATAAGTTGAATATGATCTCCAATTTTGATTGTTTCATTTACATCAACTATTTCAATGTCAACACCTTCTTCTCCTTTGTAGAAGAATACATCCACTTTATCACTTGCCATTGGTGCTTCAGTGAAGGTAAATGTAGTTCCACCTTCAAATTGATATGAAATATTAGGTGTTTGGAGAACTCCATTTACAAATATCAATAATACTGCATTTAAATCTATTTGATCTGATAAAGCAGATTCAGGATCAACCTCAAATGATAGTAATTGACCATTAAAGAATAATGGGAATCTTCTTCTGGATCCAGTTTGCATTAGTGCAATACTATCAATAAAGTCTAATTCACCAAATTGCCAAGATGAATAATAATCATTAAAGATTTCTACAACTTCAAGTTCAAACTCTTGTATTGGTCTCTGTAATCTCTTATCAGTAACTAATCCTTGAGGTTTAAACTTATCACCAACCTTAAATGAATGACCTGCTCTTGCGATCTGGAATTCAGAGATCTCAAACATACTTCTAGCAGCACCAACATTGGTTCTAGCAGCACCAACTGCTACATTTAAAAGAAGATTGCTACCAGTATCTGTAGTCCTACCTATACCTAATCTGGAAATACCAACAACAGGCATATTCTCATAAATTGGATCTGGAATATCAAGTTCTGGATTAACATACTTTGCACCACCATTTTTAACAACTAATGATAATGCTCCACCTGTTCCTGCAGGTGATTTTCCTACCATTACTCTGAAAGTATCAGCAGTTGCTTTTCCTACAGGTACTTGATTAGCAAAAATAGGGTCAGTTGTTCTTGGATACGCATGCAATGTTTGATGTTGATCTTGCTCACAAGTAAACACTAATGAATTTGCAGCAATTGTAATATACTCATTTGATTTTTGAATACATCCATTTATTGCAGGTTGAATAAAGGTATGGTCAAATTTCTCATATGATGGATTTGGGTTTACATTAACTCTAAATGTATTAATTGTAGCATTTGTAACAAACAACCATCTTCCACTAGCGTAATCAGTAGGTCTTGGATAATGATGCTTAGTTACATCACCATCTTTAGTACAAGTAAATGTTAATGAATTATCTTCAATGAGAATTTTATCACCAACAACAAATCCATGATTATTCTTAGTAACAGTTAAAACACCAGTTGTTTTATTGTAAGCAACATTTGAAGGTGTAATTGTACTTGCACCACCAACACCGTGACTAGATTTTACTATTATCAGTTCACCTGTTGCTGGATCATACTTGGCATTAGTTGGGGTTAAAACTCCACCAGATCCTATATTAATAGCACCTACACTAGAACTTACAAACTTATGCTTATTCTTAGCAACTTTAGCTTCAACTACAGCTTCTCTACCACCTCCTCCACCAGTACCAACATTAACAGTAAAACTATTATTAGCAATTCTTTCAACACCTAATGTTTCTCCTGATGCTGGATCAGTTGTTCTTGGATAAGAATGAGTACCTAGATGATTATCTCTAGAACAAGTAAATGCTAATGATTCATTTGTAATTGTAACTGTGTTAGATGCCTTTAAAATGCCTCCTGGTACCACTGAATCGAACTGATGGGTATAATTGCCACCTGTGGTTATACAATTCGGTACAGCACTGACAAATGTATGACGAGTGGTGTTTGTAGAAGGTTGTACTGATAATACTTGTACAGTAATAGTAGTATCTGTTACAGATTCAATCTTTATTGCAGTATCGTTATATGGGTCAGAAGGACGAGGATAATTTTTGGTTGATGTATTATTATCAACATCACAAGTAAATCCTAAAGAATTAGTTGCAATTTTAATACTTGTACCTGGTTTTAATGTATGTGATCCAATGTGCAATTCCATCAAACCAGTTACAGGATCATAATCAGCATCAGATGGTGTGAATGATACTGTTGGTGATGTTCCTACATCAATTTTAAATGTATTTGTAGTCTTATTCTGAACAGCAACCCACTTACCACTAATTGGATCAGAAGGACGAGGATATGTATGGTAAGATCCATAATTATCCATTTCACACCTAAGTGCTATAGAATGATCCTTAATCTTAATTAAATCTCCATTATTGAATGGATGACCAGCCATTGTAACTGTTATCTTACCAGTAGATGCACTATAAGCAACACTATCTGGAGTATGTTCTGTTGCTGCCTGTAAATTATGTGTTCCAACAGTCAATACCAATTCACCACTTGCAGAATGATAATCAACAGTTGATGGTGTATATTGTGTTCCTGTATTTGCAGTAACTGAATTATCAAGAGAACTTACAAACTTATGCTCATATACTATGTCAGTAACACCAATAGAAACTGGTTCACGATAACCAGATCCCATAGTTAGATCATTCCAATATTCGTATGCAAATCCACCACCATGATAGATGTGTGCTATGGATGTTAATCCAACTTTTACTTCAAAACTTCTTTCAGATACAATACCAACTAATTGTAAAGGTCTCTCTTTATCCTTTGCATCAGATCTTTCATCTTGGAAGAATGAGGTTGTAACTCCAACATACTGTAAAGAGCGAATACACTCAGGAGATGCCCCAACAAAGGTATGAGTATCAGTATTAGTTGGTGATATTCCTAATAATACATTAACAGTAAATGTATCATCATCTACAACAGTAACGGTAAGGTACTTATCATAGGCAGGATCAGTGGTTCTAGGATATGACTTATCAACTTGACCACCGCCACCAAATCCACAACTAAAGGTTAATCCTTCCTTATCAATCTTAATTGAATCACCACTTGTAAGATTATGATTAGTAATCTTTATTGTTAGAAGTCCTGTTGCAGGATTATATGATGTACCTGTAGTTGGTGTTCCTACAACATAAGTTGGACACTTAAATTCCAATCCTTTTAATTTAACAGTATTCGGTGATCCTAAAGCAAATCCATGTACTTTTTCAGTAGTAACTGTAATAATACCAGTTTGATTATCATATGCAGCAGTTTGAATACCAAGGTTGTATCTAGCAGATGTTCCTACACCAACAACATTAGTAATAGAACCAGCAGCAAATAGATTACTATTATTCTCTATATCTAATCTAACTTTTGAACCAACTAAAGGAGCATATCCAAGTCCAGGTGTTGAACCCATAGAAACTATCAAACCACCCCTTGGAAGTTGATTTTGGTTAATATCAAACTCAGATTGCATCATTTGACCATTCTCTGAGCTAATACCAGTGAATACTACACTTGATACACCAACATTAGTATCCTGTTCAAATTCATAGTTATTTCCAGCATTATTAACTGTCAATGGTGTCTGGAATACTCCATTAATGAATAATACTCCATTACCAAGACCAACACCAGTTATAGTGTTAGCACCACCAACTGTCATAGTATAGGTTCTTCCTATTCCAGTGAAATTATCTGAAATATCATCAAATACCATATTGGTGGTATAATTTTGTCTTAGGAAGGTTCTTCCACTAAATTCTGCCCTCACATAAGGAAGGTTGGTTATATTTCTTCTTTCTCTAGTATTTCCTTTTGGTGGATCTAAGAACCAAGCAGTACTATCAACAATATTAAACGATCCTCTATGAACCCTAGCCTCAGATCCGTCTGCGTGGTCTGTTGCTGCAATACCTAAAGATCCTCTTCTTACTCTAACAACAGGTAGAGTACATATTCCAGCAGCAATATCATCAACTTGGTTTATAGTTCCAAGTCCAACACTTGCAAATCCTACTTGCTCAACCTTCATAAATTCATTATCAACCTTCAATACATCTCTTGGTTGAATAGAACTTATTCCACTAAGAACAAATTGAGGTGTTCCAGAAGTTATAATTCCAACAAGACTGTGTTCAATTGCAGTATATGTGATTGGTTGCTGTATAATTCCATCTAATCCAATAACAGTCTTAGATAACTTCTTAGTCATCTCAAACTTATGAGCATTACCTTCACCAACACCAGTTAATTTAACTGGAAGACCTGAAGTAATATACTCTTTCTGAGTATAAAGTTCTATAGTATTAGCATTAATAGCTTTAACATATACTGTGGAAGGTAGTATATCGGTAACAACACCCACATTATTGGCAGTTGAACCTATTGAAACAGCAGTCGATCCAATACCTACAAAAGTAGATCCTGGAATATACTTAATCTCTTCATTAGTATTGAAGAAATGATTAGGGATATTAAAGTGTGATTGATCTAATACTTGATCTACAGGATTAAATATCTTACTGTAAATTGGAGTTCCTTCGTGTGTAAGTTCAAAATTAATTTTATTTGCTCTAGTTCCATTTACACCATCATAAGCAGATAAGAATATATTTTTATCTAAAGGTCCATATCTTAATGGAGAAGGTTCATTTGCAAAATCATTAACAGTATTAAGAACTTCATTATATGCCTGAACTTCAATTAAAGTTGTTTGAGAAGTATCTGGATAGAAGTTTAATTCATTATAAGAACCGTTAGTAACAGTTCCAAATGTACCTAAACCACTAGTAGTAGCACCTGTAAATGGATACTGAATAGTTGTTGTATTATCACCATCTTGAATAGAAACAACCTGATGCATAGCAGAACCACCAGTTTCATTAGATACTCTGACAAAAGATTTAACTGAAGAATCAATATCTTTATGTGTTCTTGTAACTAATATTGGTGTAGAAGTTCCAGTATGATATGTTGATTCTAATCTACCACTTCTTTCTGCACCTGCAGGTTGACCAGGAACTGCAAATCTATAAGTCCCAATTCCTGCAGTTGTAGTACCTAGACCAACAACATTTGTACTTACATTAATTACTCTCTTAGTTTGGTTTTCACATTCAAAATAAATTGTTCCTGAATCAAATCTGGCAGTTAAAACTCCAACTTGAGAAGAACTATAACTTATGTTTAAGGTATCAATATAAGATTCTGTATAATAAAGATTAGTTCCATCAAAATCAACAACAACTTCTCCATAATTAAGATCTTTAGTAATATCATCTTGTACAACAACAGATGCATAGAATCCATTAAAATCAGTATGATCAAATTGTGCTAAAATTGTTGTTGTGAATCCAGAAACAATATTATTACTGTCAGTATCAGCAATAGCAACTTTAACATTAGATGCTTTAAAATCAAGAGATCCTATAGTATTAGTGCCATCAACAACTGCATTAGTTGTAAAATCTGTCTTATAGATTTTAATATCATGATCTCTATTATATCTTTCAACTGGATTGAAGTTTAAAGTTTTTCTTTGGAATGTATCAGAAACTGCTTCAAAATCACCCAATTTATGAGATGTCCAATCTGTACTCTTTTCTACTAAGTAAGCATCATTAGTTGTAGTCAAAACAATCAAATCAGACAACTGAGCATCTTGAGTATCTGCATCTATTATCTGTACAAGATATCTTGCAAAATTACTATTAATTTCTTCAATCTCTGTAAATAAATCTTGTAAACCTTTACTTGAGAATTTATCACTAATATTATCGTGAAGAAGAACTCTGTTTGTCTTACATTTTGTATAATCAGTTAATTTTAAATTCTCAAAGGTAACGAATTTAGATTTATTACCTCTAGTGTCGTAATCTTTAGCAAGATCAAAATTATTAATAGTATCTACTCTTCTTTCACCCATAACATCAACAACAATTGATGGTACAGAAGAAACACTAGTTCCTACACCAACATTACCAACAACAGTCTCAACTGAAGTATCTGCAAAGTTTTTCAATCCAGATGGATGAACCAATCTGTTTACTGGATCAACAAACTGATCCCAAGTAATTGGACTCTTAACAGAATATGAAAGATTTTGGAAATAATCATTATTTGGAATTACTTGAATATCTTCATTTAACTTACCACTATCGTCAATCCACCCATACTCTTGACGATTTGCATAATCAACTTCAAATCTTGCTTTATTTTCTGTTAAGTCTACTATAGTTGCAGAAACATTACTGGTTTGACCTTTTATTCTATAACCAACCTTAAGTCTAAATGTTCCATCAACTTTAATAAAATCTTCCCTTGTATCTGCAATTATCAAATCTTTAGGAAGGAATTTATCATTTTCTTTAACAAGAATAGGTTCATTTATTATAAATGCACCTCTTTCCTGAACAGATTCAAGAATTGGATAATTATCCTTATTAATGATAGTTGCATAACCAGACTGATATGTTTTAGCAACACCTGGATTAGTTGTTAGACCAGATATACTATATTTTAATACTGCTGGATCAGAATTAACAAAATCTTCAACTTTAAAGAATCTATATTGATAGTTGGATGAATTATAACCATCTCCACCTGTAGCAATACCAGTAGAAACATTACTTTGTGTTCCGATACCTGCTTCACCAAATAATTCAACACCTTCAACAAATACCTCATCACCTGTCTCAAATGGAGAAACTCTAAATCCACCAATAGGTGTTTCTAGGGTACAAGTAACAATACCTGAACCACCACCCTCCATAGAGTTAATTCCAATACCATTTGAATTATTAACAGCAATAATTTTATGATTTACAGAATTTAATCCCTGAATAGGAGCAATTACTTCAACTTCAGATATAGTTTGATTTGGTACTTTTGCTAATAATGAAGTATCATCCATAACTATATCATTCTCAGGATCATATACAATAAGATCAGGAGCACTTAAATATTCATTACCACCATCAGTAACAGTTATTGAAACAATACTATCTAAGTTATCAATCCTAACTACTGGAGAAACAAATGCTTCAGGACTTAATGTTCTATCTGAAGAATATTCATAACCAATATCTACAATTCTTACATCCTTAATTCTACCAACAGAAGTTGATAATGCTACAACATTAGCATTTTTTCCATTAAGACTAACAATTGATGAAAATCTTGGAAGTTGCTTATAATCAAATCCTTTTGAAATTACTTTAATTTCTTTTACAGGTCCAGAAACTCTCATAGACTCTGTAGCATATTCAATTATATCGCATTGATCTTCTTTATATGATAAAAGTTCAGGAATTGATCTTGGAGAAACTTTAAATGTATCGGAAGTTATACCAAAAATCTTATAATCACCACTATAAGCACTATCAATAAAATTAATCTCAGAATAATTTGGAATTGTAGTATCTGCTGTACTAATATATCCAGATTTCTCTAATGCATAATACAACCTAGAAGGTGTTGTTTTTGAAAATGCAAGTGATATTGTCGATTCAGTACCTACACCAACAGTACCTACACCAGTTACATTGAAATTATTATCATCTTGAGCACTAATAAATTCATTCTTAAATTCCTGATCATAAAATACTTTTAAATCATATCCAGATAAAGAACTGTCAGAAACATTAAATGTTAACTTAGAATTCTTAACTACATCTATTTGTGGATTAATTGCAGAAATTGTATGATCAACAGCACCAGTAGAAGAAATACCAATTAATAATGGTGGATCTATCCGAACATCATTTAAAGTTTCAGCTAGACTAAATTCATTTCTGTTTAATTCATAAACAAAATAACTTTTAGAAGTTGCTAATCCACCAACAGCATCTGCGTGAGCATAATCACTATCATAGAATACCTTATCTCCAGTTGAATATCCATGATCTGGAATTGTAATACTACTTTTTTCAGTATTAATTCCTGCAGAAGTAAATCCAACTCTATTAACTAATAATATTTCATGCTCCTTATTGTATATTAATGATAATGGAGCAGTACTTCCTACACCAACAACAGTATTTGGAACTACATTTATAGAAACTACATCACCATTTCGTAAATTATGAGAATCTGTATTTGCAATCGCAATTTTTGTAGTAATCTTAGATACAATTTTATCAATATCACCAGTAACTTGTTCAAAAGTAGACTCTAAAAGATATTCATAATCATCTGATTCATTACCTTTAAAGAATAATCCTTCACTAGTAGTTGCAGCACCAACCTGAGTAACTAATCCAACATAGTTTTGTCCTTTATTAATTGCATAAACAATTGATTGATCAGTAGTTACATTAGGTAAACTAAAGTTATTAACTGCTTGTTCAGTATCTCCAACAATTAAAGAGTTTGCAGTCCCTCTCTTACTAAAGATTAACTTCTGACCAGTTTTAAATGGATGATTTGGTAGATAAATTGCTCTAGTTGGAATAGCAACTTCACTTATAGTATTACCAATCCTATATTCTTTTGTAATACCACCACCAACAGTAACACCAGTTCCTACTGCTTGTTTTGCATTAAAATATACTTTATCGTTTAATTTTGATTTAAACTGCTTAGTTTTAACTGGTATACTAATATGACTGTTTAATATATCAATATTAGATCCATAAGTATGAGCAATTCCAGGTCCAAATCTCTTAACTCTTAGAATCGATCCCATATCAAAAATGTTCAGTACTTTAACTAACTCATCTTGATCTAACTTCAGAGTAGATCCAATAGAAACTGTATCAGGTATAACATTTACATAGATATCATCAACTCTACCATCAACAACTGCATTGGAAGTCATTGATTGTGCTAAACCGATTGTATTAGTAGTTACACCAACTGAGAAAGAATCTGTAAGATGTACAATAGAACTACTAAGACCAGATACAGATATTACATCATTATCATTTAACTCAATGAATGGTAAATAATGTGCTTGTACTTCCTTATTATTTTTCCAAGTAAATACTGCATTTTCAAATGATTGTAATTCTGTTTCGATAGAAGAAACACCTAAACCAGCAATACTCTTAACTGTACCACGAAGTCCAGAACCCCAAGTTCCAGAATTATCAAAAACAGTAAAATCACCAACTTGATATCCAGTACCACCATCTAAAACTTCCAATCCATCAATTTCTCCAACAGTTACTGATTGGATTTTACTCAACTGTCGTACACGCTCACTTGATTCTATAATAAAATCGTTATTTGCATTAGGATCACCAACCTTGTATGGGAAAGTATTTCTAGCAAATGATGTACTATTGAAGTCAAATGAATGTGATAAAGTAGTATTTGATGATATGAAAGGTGAACGGTAAGTATTACCAATAAAATATGGATACTTAGGTTCTAATTTTCCAATATTTGGTCCAGACATTGCAGTAGTAACACCTGCAAAATATGCATATATTCCATCTGGAAACTCTGGAGTTTTACAGAATCTACCATTATGAACATCAAGATCACCTGAAGAATCGAAATAGTAATCATCAGTAAAGAATCCTTCCTCAAATCCAACTGGTCTGTTATCAACTTGTGTTATATCCAGTTTATAACTTGGATTCATTAATCTAATAGTTGGACCTAATTCATCAGATTCAGAAAAACCATAAGGACCATATATTGGGTTTCCATCATATGCCCATCCTATAATAGGAGAATGTGATGATCCATCATCACTAAAAGTATTTGCTATATCTTCACTATATCCATATAAACCAAAATATAATTCTTCATCATTACCTTCTAATGCAAATTCCCCAAATCTCTTTCTACTATCAACAGTTAATTTTCTAACTCTAGGTTCAAATAGTGCATTTTTTCCAGTTGATTCTACATAAAGATTTGTTTGTGAAGCAGTGTATCCAATACCACTATTAATTACTACAACATCTGTTAATTTTCCATCATTGATAACAGGTCTTAAAATAGCACCACTACCTGTAAGACCACTGGTTGTAATACCAGTTGTCTCTACTGAAATTGAAGGTAATGAGAAATAATCTCTTCCCCTATTCAAAACTTGAACATCAAGAATTCTACCATCTACTATAATTGGTTTTAATTCAGCATCTCTTCCTGTTTTTATTGTTACAATAGGATTTTTTTCATGATTGAGAATTGTAGATCCATAATTATCTCCTTCTTCATACAAATATGCTTGAGTTATTTCACCAGTAACAATAGGAGTAAAATTAAATGATCCTGTAACTGTTGAAGCATAAGAAACCTCACAATTTACAGAAATATCAGGATATTTAAATGTCTGATATCCAATTCCTATAGATGTTAAATTAACATATTCTCCTCTATCATAATTTACTTTTGATGGATTAGTGCTAATTCCTGCATCTGCTAGTCTAAAGGAATCATCATCAATCTTCATTATATGATATCCTTTAGATGTACTTAATCCCCCAACTGTATCCACATACACATAATCTTCTATTCTTATCTCATATACCTTTGAAGTGCCAGCATCAAATACTTCTGCACCAACAGTATATCTCTTACTACCAATACCCTCACCAACAACTAGTGGAGAACCGTCAGTAGTTCCTACATCAACATAATTAGCTGTAAAAGTATAAACTCCAGTAGCAACAACAAGTCTTACTCTGTTTACAGGAGCAACACTATAAACAAAATCTAAGGAAGTTTGCCAAGCACTAACTCCAGAATTAACATATTCAACTAAATCACCATCCTTAAATCCATGATTTTTAAAGTTTATAGTATCAAATGCTAGAGAAATGTCTGATGGATTTACTTTTAAATTTCTATATTCATATCCAGAACCAGAATCTAAAACTTTAATTGATTGTAATACATTCTTTGTAGATGTTCTAAACTTATGGATACCACTTGCGTTAGTAGCAGTAGATAATCCAATAGTATTGATACCTGTCATTGCATCTTCATAAGAATTATAAAGACGAATAGTTCTTGTGTTAACAATACTAACATTGTATGGAGCACCAGTTGCTAATGTTCCATCTGAAGTATTTGTAGTATCAAATGCAGGACCTATACCAAGATTAGCATTACCATTACTGTTATAGTAAATTACTTCACCATTTGATAGATTATGCTCCGAATTAAAGGTAATTGTTTCTTGAGCAATCGATAAACCACCAGAAAAGAATACATCTCTACTATCAAATGATAATTCACGAACTCTTTTACTTACAACAGGTTCTAACCGACATCCATTACCATTACCACCAGATAAAGAAACCGAAATTACATCCTTTATATCAAATTCGTGTGGATCTACAAAAACATTTTTAACAGAACCACTTACAACTGGTTCTAATAAGGCATTTACACCAAATGTTTGCGAACTATTATCAACAATAAGTTTAGGTGGATTTATAACATCATATCCAGTACCGCTATTATAGACTTCGACAGAAGTTAATGGACCATAATAAATATAATCCTCAGAAATCGGTGTTCTTATCTGAACACCATCAATCATCATACCAATATCATTAAGTGGTGTTTCTCCTTTACTTGCAACAAATAAATTTTGATATAATGGGAATTTTCTTAAAACTTTATTTGCTGCTAACTTTCTATTATTTTGAGAGAGTTTGGTAAAATTATGATTACCAACTAAAGGTTGTAAACCTAATTTAATATTAGTTGCACTACCAATCAGTCCTCTAGATAGGTATAATTTAATCTTTCCTGGATCTCTAACTAAAACTTCAACATAATAAGTTTGATCTGGAACTAATCCTGGAATTGCTGTTCCATCTGTAGTATATACAATCGAATCACCTGTAATAAATTCTATTGGATTATCAAAAACTATATTGTTATATAATTCTGTATCTACCTCATAATCTGTAATATGAATAGAATCTGCTGTTGAAATACCAGATTTTATGATATTAGAGGTTATATTATAACTTGGTAATGAGTTTGAAGCAACATAACCATCTATATCACCATCAACATAAACATTTAATATATCAGAAATAATCTGACCATTACCATCTTTTAGATCAATACCAAGACTAGTAGATTTCTTTATCCTTCTTACAATATCATATTCCTTTAAAGGATTTGGAGTAAATCCACCAATACCAGTTAAAGTTACAGTTTTTGTAAAACTATTAATTGAAAATACAACCGCATTAGATTGTGCAACTGTATTACTATTTCTCTCTAAAATATCAACAACATCATTAACCTTTAAACTTGATTTATCAATTTCTGTATTCAGAACAAAATCTGGTTTATTAACAAGTCTTACTGAGAATCTGCACGATGTATTGTATATGAACGAATTGGCAAATATTTCCTTATATGTAGGTTCAGAATCGGGATTAAATATTGATTCACCTACATTCTTAACATAGATATTCTCACCTTCATTAACTAATGAGATATCTGAGACTGGTACAAAATTGGATAGAACTCCAGTTATTCTTAATTCTACCTTTTTCTCTAAATCTCCGTCTTCATAACCATATATTACCTCATCTGATCTTAAATCAGCACCCATAGGAATATCACTAGTATTACCAGTACATCCAAAGAATTGATTAATAGACTTTGAAGTATAGGAAATGGTATTATCACCACATAAAAATGTTCCAGTTTCACCAAAACCAACTGTCGAATCAACTGAAATAATAGTAGAATTTGCTCCTATTTCTTCTAAAACTCTAGTTTTACCTGGAATTGTGAATGTTCCTTCAATTAGATCTCTATCATTGAAACCAACAAATAAAGAAAGTTTGTAATATACCTTACCTTCTCTTGTTAATATCTCAACTTCTGAAACAGAAGCATTTGTTCTTAAATCAGTCGACTTATAAATTGTCTGACCCACTAATTTAGATGGATCGCCACTAATCGGATCTGCAATTATAACTTCTCTACGAATAAATTCAGCGTCAGATGGTTTAACTAAACGCTCTTCTAAGTCTAATACCTGAGATTCTACACCATAAAGAACTTTAAATAATATCTTTATAGATTCTTGAATACCTTTTGATTGATAAAAAGTTCTTGCATGTTTAATAAAATTACCAACATCAAGATCTGGAGTAAAATCGTTATCCTCTAAACCAGGTAAAAATGTTCTTTTTAACTTTTTATAAAACTCTTGAATAAAAAGTACACTTAAATTGATAACTGATTGTCCTGTAGTATGATCTGCAGCAGATGTACTTTCAAAAATTAAACTTTCTTTATTGACATTATCAATAAAAGAAGAAATTCCTACATTATAACCAGTAATACCACTGAATCCACGAATACATCCAGTAAAAGAAGTATCTGTCTTACCAGTATAGGTAATAATTTCATTATCAATTTTTAAAAGACCATATTCAGCAGGATATCCCTTTGTTGAAGAAACATTAATAGTAGTAGAAGCATCTGAAATGTTTTCAGAAAGAGCAGTAACACCAACTACAACCTCTGGAACTAGGTTATCAACCTTGATATATTGATCAAAATTACTAATTAAGTCAGATGGAGCACCTTGTGCCTCTTGTGAAATATAATATTGCTTAAAAAATTCAGTTGCCTTGGGAAAGTCATTAATTAAAAACTCAGGTAACTGACTTTCAATTATTTTATGGACTTTTACTCTATTATCGACATTTAACATATTTTATTCCCTTTCCAATTTCCCATTTGAGTAACTTGAAGTGTAATAATCTCTAGAGAACACAACGCCCGATACATCTTCGCCCGAAGCAATTACATCCTTAACCATATTTATCTTAGTATTTGAAACATCAAAACTTAGGTATAAATCCTTTAATCCAATAACATCATTGGAGTCTGGGAATGCTTGTATCTCAACTATATCGTTAGCAGCGTTTGTTTCTGTTATGTTAATAGTATTTAATAAAATTTCACCTTTCTTATAATCAACTATTCCAATTGATTTAACTATAACTCGCAATTCATTCTTTGTATCCCTTGAAATTGCACTCAATACTCCCTTATGACTACCATCAAGTTCACCCTTATCATTCTTATTAGGAACATCAGTTAAGAAAAGAACATTATTTGAACCAGAAACCTTAAATCCAGTACTCTTAATATTAAATCCTTCTGGATTAATATGGAATCTATTACCAAAGCATAATTCATACTGTGCAAATTGATTGATCAATACTTTCATATCCCTTCTAATCTTAACCTTAGTAATATTAGAAGTAATTGCAGAATCAACTCTATCAATTAATTGAAGTGCCTTACTATACTTAAATCTACCACCAAACTTATTAATATCAATATTCTTAGAATAATCACTTAAAGTACTAGTAATATTTGATTTTAAATTATTTGAATTTGAAACTTGGGAAGAGTTGTAATAAATTGTACTGTCTAATTCAACATAAAGAACTTTAAGATCAATAATATCTGCATTAATACCAGCAATTGAATAACTCTTAAGTTTGTTTTTTATCTGTTGTTTGTCAAAATCTGATACATAAGTACCATTTTTAGGTTTAATGCTAATTTGAACCTTACCAAATTGAGGTGGATCTAATTCTTCACCACCAACAACAGCAACTGACTCTGTTCTACTGTAAATGGAAGCAATAATTGCCTCATAATCCCTTGCTGTAACTGCTCTATATTGTGCTGAGTACAGTCTAGGTGCGAAATACTTAATAGAGGACAGATCTTCCTGTTCAGCACCATTAGAAGCGTTCTGATCAGTAGTTACTAGAATACCACCATCAGGAATAACAGTTAATGCAGTAAGATCATTTGGAGTTTTATCAGTAAAAACACCTGCAAAGTCAAATTCTCCTACAGAACCTGCTTTACCACCTGCACCATTACCTTCTTCACCATCAGTAATGATGAATCTAACAGTGACAGTTGATCCATTTTCTAACTTTTTACCAAAATAACCATCACCAAAGAGAATTTCATACTTTTCATCCTGTACTTCTTGTATAAAGAAGATTTCAGAGTTCTTATTAATGTTTAAAATGTTGTCTATCTTAGCAAATTCCCTTCCAAGACCTGTATCTGCAGGTCCAGAAACATAAACTTTGATAGTATTGGCATCAATATCACTATTTGAGAGAATATATCTCTGATCTTTTGATTGATTGATTATAAATCTCTTCTCTAACAGTGTTCCTTGTAGTACTTCTACCTCATCAAAGGATGCTTGACCATTGATTATAGATGATGTATATGGTTCTACAGTAGAAAACCTATATGTAGTGTCATTTGCCTCTCCTACGCACACTAAACCTGGTTTTAAGTACAGTTTAGATGTATTATTGGTAGTATTAGCAGTAAATGAAATCGTTGCCTTTGCAGCAGTTTTTGAACGGGGTACATAACCTATGTTACGAGCAAGAGAAACCACATTTTCCCTTATAACTGCAGAGTCTAGGAAGGTTTCATTCGCAACTAGGTTGGCATTAAAGGCATTAATATAGGTATTATAAGCAAGTGTGTCTATTAAAACACTAAAGTTAGAACCTTCAAAGTCAAAATCGGAAAAATTACTATTGGAACGAAGATAATCTCTTATTTGAGCTTTAATTTCGGAAAAATCTAAATTAGCAAACTGAGTAAATGGCATATTATTATCTGGTTGGTTCTAATAGAAAGGAAAATGACTGAGTTGGTGCTTGTAAACCAACAATATCGAATATAACAACTACATTAAAGGCATTCATATCAGGATAAGGATCTAATTCAACTCTTAAGTTGCTAACTCGTGGTTCATAACGCATTACTGTCTCATTTATTTGATCTTCAATCACCATTGTGAGTGTAGGTGTAAAGTTTTCAAATAAACTTGCACGAATACTAGTTCCAAGTTCTGGATTAAAAAATCTTTCGGTAGGAATAGTCTCTACTAAATTCCTTACCGATCTTACAATCGCACGTTCATTCTTCAATACAGGTAGATCTTTTGTCACAGGATGTGGTTCAAAAGAAAAACTAATATCTTTAAATGACCTAGATTTTCGTGTTATTGACATCGAAAAGGCAATATTTAGTACTATTTACATCTTTTATTTATGACAGAAACCAGACATTAAAAAACCCCCTTTCGGGGGTGAGGGTTATTTACCTTGTCCTCGGTATCTTTTCTTTGCTTTGTTTCGAGACGAAGCGGAGTACTTAGTATGTTTTCCGTTTCCTTGTCGAGTCTTCTTCGGGATTGATTCTAATTGAACATTTCCCCATGCACCTGTTTTGGTTCTTACTGCCATTTAATCCTCTTTAATAATAATTTCAGTTCTTAGTCCTTGTGGGTTATGAGATCCATTATCATAGTACTCATAGGCAAGGTCTTCCATTGCGTTAAAGTATTCATCTTGGGTGAGTTTCTCAAAGAGAAGTTTCTCACCCTCATAGATGTTATATAACTCTTGTTTTTTCATGTCCTACACGAACACGAGGATCGCACCA